TCAAGGCCTCGGCCGCATCGTATTTGATCCGCTCCATGTAAAGCTCGTCGGTGTTCTTGTTCACCGCCAGAAACACGCAACGGTCGATCTCGGCCAAGTGCATCCCGATCTGGCATTGCGCCCAATAGACCGGCTTGGTCTCCTTCACGCCTTTTGCCTTCAGCGCGGCAAAATTCTTCTCGTTCATCGTCTTGAACTCAAGCGTGTGAGGCTTGCTGCTTTCTGCAAACCCCTCGCCCACCCCATCCAGCGACAAGGCAAAGTGACCATCACAGGCAGTGAATCGAATCTGCTTTCCAGTCTCCGGGTCACGGTCCCAAACCGTCACGCCAACGGCGCGCAGGTTGGAAACAATCCGCTCCTCCTCTCGATCTCCAGTCTCAAACAGGCGAAGCTGGCGCCCCTCAAAATCCGGCGACCAAGCCCAGCGGAATTGATACCAAAGCGCCCTTTCGCACTCATTGCCGATCTGGGAGCCACCAAGATGCGGCCGATGCTCGTTCTTCCGCTTGGCGATATAGTGGTCATAAATCGCTTTGACCGTGGCCGGGGTGACGTATTGCTCCAAGTTCATGCCTCAACCTCCCCGCGCGGAGAGCCTATGTTGAACGTCACGAAGGCACTAAACCCCACGCTGACCTTATAGCTTGTCAAATCACCCACGCCAGTTTTGCCGGACGATTTTTGATACATGAACGTCGTTATGGCATCCGGCCCATGCAATTCATGCAGCGCGTCCACAATTGCTTTCAACTCACCCATCGTTGTCATTTCAGCCTCCATCTATCCAGCACTAAGCCCCCGCAGGGGCTTAGGTCTTGATTGACGTTACTTGCGCTTCCAAGGCGGCGTAGCGCCGCCAGAAGCGGCCGCTGTTGCCGTCTCTTGCAGAACAGGCTTGCCGGGTGCCTCGTATCCAGCCACCTCGTTGGAGGCGCTGTATTGGCCGTCTGCTGGCTTCACCTTGACCTTCACCATCAGCGGCTTGTCGTGCAAGTCCTGCGATGACCGAGGCGTCATCACCCCGACAGCGTGGCAGATGGCCGAGAGCGTGCGATAGGCAATCTCCGAGGCCGTTGCATTCGAGTTGTTCAGGTTAAGCCGATCGGTCAGCTTGCGCCCCTGCATTGGCCCCTCAATCACCTCAAGGCCGAGTTGCAGATAACTGCCGGTCTGGGCCTTCGTGGGCTTCTCTTCAGACGTTGTGATGACCGCCTTATACCATCCGGCGGGCAACGGTTCATAGACCACATTCGGGTCAACCTGATTGGCGTCAAAGCCGTTGAATTGCATCGTTTTCTCTCCTTACTTCGCTGCAAATTTTTCGAAAGGGTTTCCGGTCTCAAAGCTGAACGGCAATGCGGCGGTGATGCCAAGCCGGTTCTTTGACACGTTGGATGCGACAGGGTGGCAAATGATTTCTCGTTCGCCCGTGCTGATCGCGCGCTTCTTCTCGCCATCACCGCGCGTGAATGTCTTAAGGCGGATGAAGCCCACAAGATCCACGTTGTCGGTGTAGTGCGGAAGCGACTTCTTGTGCATCCGCACAGTATAGCGCGCGTAAGCATCCATGTCGGGCAGATCCAGCGTCTCCGTGTCGGCATGACCGATGAACACCACGTTCATGCCCTTCTCATATGCGAGCGCGCCAATCCACTCACGCACCTGCCGGTGCTTTTCAGCGGCGGCAGCATAGCCAGCCCCATAACCGCCACCGGCTTGGTTGATGCTCTTCGCCTTGGCATCTGACGCCACGATCTCAGCCTCAATCATCGTCGCCAACTGCGTGATGCTGTCCAAGACGACCGTCTTGAAGCCATGCTCCTGCGTGGCCAGCGCCTCGATCTGGTCCAGCACTTCTTTCGTGCTGGTGGCCACATCAAACAGCGCCACATCGTCATTGCCGACAAGGCTCATCGTGCCGTCTTCGGTGCGAATAAACACCGGGTTTGGCATCATCGCAGCCAACGTGGTCTTGCCCAAGCCAGCCTCCCCGAAAATCGTCATGATGATTGGCCTGTCGCCCTTGGGCTTTGATAGGCTCTTCAGGTCAATTGCCATTTCACACTTCCTCCACTTTCACGCCGATCTTGCCCGGCTTGGTTTCAAATGCCGACGCGATCTTGCGCCACGTTTTTGCATCATTGGCCGCCAGCCACTTACAGCCGGTGGCGTCTGGTTCCAGCTTCACTTTTACCGGAGCCATTTCCGGCGAAATATGCTGCTTGACCTTCTCCCAAATCACAGCGTCCAGCTTACGCGCCACCGGCTGGTTGAGCGTAATCTTGAAGCCGTCGATCTTGTGGGTCTTGCTGCCTTCGTCAGGAACATCCAGCGCCTGCGCCAATTGTTCCTCAATCTTGATGCGGGCCGCGTTGGCCGCGTTTTCTGCGCGCTTGGCTTCAAGCCAGTCCCGCGCAAGTGCTTGCACGTTGGTCATTTCGAACCTCTCTTTTTCACATCCAACGCGGACACCCTTGCAGAAACTTTCAGCATGTGCAAGATGTTTTTCACGATTTTAAAAAAGAGGGCAAAAAATGCTAGAACTGCACAAGATACAGGAGATGCTAAAAGACAGGCGACTAACTGTTGTGGCCGAGAGGTGTGGGTTGTCTTATCCGACCGTCAAGCATGTCGCTGACGGCGGCAAAAACGTGACGCTGGCAACGCTCACCAAGCTGTCGGACTACCTGAAAGGTGAAGGCAATGAGTGACTCCGCATCCCTTGCGCGGCGCTATACGTCCGAGCTTGGATGGTTTCTGGTGGCCATGCCTGCCGGTACAAAGGGGCCGACATCATTTGGCTGGCAGCAGCCTGAGCGCGCCATATCTGACCCTGAAAAGGCTGAGGCATATTTCACCGCCAACCCATCGCACAACATGGGCCTGCTGCACGGGCCGTCAGGCACCTGCGCCCTTGATGTGGACAATGTGGCGCACACACGCCTGATCTTTGACGCTCTCGGCATTGATTACGACGCGATCATCGCATCCGCGCCAAAGATCGTCGGTCGACCGGATCGCGGTAAGGTGCTTTTCCGTGCGCCTGAAGGTCTCAAGACGCACAAGATTAGCTGGCCGGTGCAGGGCGACCCCCGCCGCACTGAGGTGGTGTTTGAATTGCGCGCCGGAGCGGTTCAGGACGTTCTGCCGCCCTCGATCCATCCCGACACAGGCAACCCATATACTTGGGCCGGGCCGAGTGTCTTTGATGGCTTGCCCGAGATCCCAGCGCCGCTCCTCCTCCTCTGGACCGAGTGGGACCGCTTTCGGCCGCAGCTCCAGCAAATATGCCCTTGGGCGCCCGTCAAAGAATTCCAGCCGCCTCGCAAGCCACGCGCCCCGAGCGAGCGCACCAGCGTCATTGATGCCTTCAACGACGCCCACGACATGCACGAGCTTCTTGTGCGCTATGGATACCGACCAACCGCGCGCAGTCGCTATCTATCGCCCAACAGTAAGAGCGGTCTTGCCGGTGTTGTCTTGTTTGATGACGGCCGGGCATACAGCCACCACGCATCCGATCCCTTTGACAGCGCCCACACCTTCGACGCCTTTGAGCTTTGGTCCTATTACGAGCATGGCGGCGACATCACCAAGGCCGTCAAGGATGCGGCTGATTTTCTCAACGTCTCGTCTGACCCGGTGCATGATTACGAGCCGGAAAAGATTGAGCATGGCCGTAAGGTGGCCGCCCAGATCCTTTCCAAACCTAAAGAGGCCGCCGGGCCGTTGGCCGATATCCCTGAGCATCTGCTCGGTATCCCCGGCGTGCTGCAAGAGGCCGTCCATTATTACAACACGACAGCCCCAAAAGAGCAGCCGCAATTTGCCGTCCAAGCCGCCCTTGCCTTTGGCTCCGTCGTCATGGGCCGCCGCTGGGTCACAGACCAATCCAACATGTCCGGGCTTTACTTCGTCAACGTCGGAAAGTCGGCCGCCGGTAAGGAACATGCCAAGACCGTTCTGGAGCGCCTGCTCGAGTCGGCCAAGCTGGAACATCTGATCGGCCCAAGCGGATACACCAGCGCCAGCGGTGTCTTTTCCGCCCTCGTCTCGCAGCCAACGCACCTGAGCATCATCGACGAGCTCGGCCGCGTCCTGCAAACGGCGCAAGCCGCAGGCAACCACCACAAGACCGACG